CCATCGTCAGCCGCCTCAGACTGAGTACATGAATGCGTCGACGTTGCCGGTCGTGTTGTGCGCCGGCGACAGCGACGTGACGTTGGTGCAGCTCGTCAGGTAGATGCGCGACGAAGTTTGCGACACGGCCGAGTTCGTCGCGATCGCGTTGGTGTTGAGGTTCGCGTTTTCGGCCGTGATCAGCGATCCGTAGGTCGCCTGCAGATTGACGGTGCCGTTTCCGGTCAAGGTGAAGTTGCCCGCGATCACGCCGTTGAGATAGACGTGACTGCGCAGGGCGCGAATGCCCTCCGACCCGTTCTTGTTGATGTAGGCGTGGGTCGAAATCTCCGCGACGCTGCGGTCGCGAACGTAAATCCCCTGCGCCGTATTGTGGACCGACAGGACGTTGTAGCCCTGAAGGTAAGAGCCGTCGTTGACCAGGATGCCGATCGCGCCGTTGTAGCTCGATCCGACATTCATGACCGATAGGTGCGAGCCGGAGCGCGCCAGCATGCCGTCGCCGAAATCGTTGAACCAGCAGTTCACCGCGGCGGTGGCGGCCGGGCCGGCGCCCTCGAACGACACCTCGACGAAGTTCGCCGTCTTGCCGACCAGCAGTCCGGTCGCCGACCCCGTCCCCGAGAACAAGATGTTCTTGATGAGCCGCAGCCCGGCGCGGCCGACCAGCACGCCGTTCGCCGCGCAGTCGATCTTCGTCGCGAAGCGCGCCCGCAGCATCGCGGTGTCGGTCGCCTTCGTGCCGACGAAATCCGCGTTGACCGGGAACACCCCGGAGAGCGCCGCGCCGACGATCTGGATCGACAGCCCGTCCGGATGGGACAGGTCGATCAGGTTTCCCGTCTCCGCGAAGGTGGCGCCGGCGACGGCGACGGTGACGACGATGCCGGGCATGACACGCCAGCCGCGCAGCCAGGTGAAGGCGCTCGACAGCTTGTCGAAGGCGTCGCCGGCGAACGGGTCAGCGGGCGAGGCGACGCCCGAGGTGGCGACGTTGATTGTGACGCTCGCGAAGATCGTCGGGGCTCGCGTGCGGACGATATAGTAGATCGCCTGCAGGGTCTGATCGAGCGCGGCATCCGACGGCGCATCCTCTCCGGCGGCGATGACCGCGGCGAATTCAGACTGCATCCGGTGAAACAGGAAGTTGAAGAGGTTCGGATCGGCTGGACCACAAGCAAAGCCGGTGCTCTGCTCGGCCGTCGTGGGCGCACGACGGGTCCCGCCGGCCGCCCAGGCCGGATCAAAGTCTGCCATTCGATGTCTCCTGGTGAGGCGTCAGGCGCCGACGTCGAGGGTTACGGTCGCGCCGGGGAAACCGGTGCCGGTGACGGCGCCCTCGGCAAACGCCACGTCGACCGTGCCATCGCCGTCGTCGAGGACGGGGGCTTCGGGGAAGATGACGCCTGGCGTCGCGCCATCGACCGAAATGGCCCATGGGTCGCAGAAGCCGCCCCAACCTTCGCCAAACCCGAACGGCGTCCCGGCAGCGTATTGCGTGTAGAAGGCCACCCCGATCCCCGGCGGGATCGGCAGGACGTCACGATAGAGGCCGAGGATCTGCCACTCGCCAGGCTCCAGCGGCCGCGCCATCGAGATCGAGACCTCTCCGGCCCGGTCCTTCAGGATGATCGCATCCGTCTCGTCGAACAGATCGCGCACCGCCTCGACGAGCGTGCTGCGGCGGAAGTCCTTCTTCAGTTGGACGATCCTGGCGCGCAGGAAGCGGCGGTAGAGCTCGTCGTCGGTGAAGGTGTACGCGGCGAAGTCGGACGACGGGCATCCGGTCCAGTCCGACGTGCAGAAGCCACCGATGGCATAGGTCGACGGGTCGCACGGGTTGCAGCCCTCGACCGCAAACCCGAACACTGCTTGGCGAGCTCCGCGGCAGTGCGTCCGCGGCCAGCCGAGCCATTTTCCGACGATGGTCAGTTGGTCACCGACGGCATCGTCGAGGTCGAATGCCTCCGGGATTGGACAGGTGGCGAGCACCACATCGGCGACCTGGCCGAGATAGGCTCCGATCACGCCAAGCAGGTTCTGGCTTTCCCGGTATTGCGTCGCAATCCGGGTGATTTCGCCGTCGACGAGCTCCGCGCGGTCGAGGTCGCAGGCGCCGGTCATGCGTAGATGACCGTGATGTCGGCCGGGTCGATCGACGCGATCTCGTCGAAGGCGATCACCACCGGAAGGGCCGCGAATGCAGCGTCATAGATCGCGCCGCGGACGCTGATGACGTTCGCCCCGTCGAGGCCGGCGAGCGCCCTGATGATCGCGTTCGCGACCACGTCGTCACCATTGCGCAGGCCGCAGCTCGCGCCGCAGGCGAGCGCTCCAGAGATCGCGCTCCGCACTTCCGTCACCGTCGACACCCGGCAGGCGCACGACGGCGGCGTCTCGGAGATGGTCACCTCCAGCGTGATGCGGATTTCCGTCGGCCGCATGATCGAGACCGCCCGGCAGAGCCCGACGCCATCGGCGATGCTGACCGTCGTGTTGCCGTAGAGGCCAACGCCCGGCACCGTCTCGGCATGGATAGCCGCGGCGACCGCCTCGTCTGTGCCGCCGATCACCGCAACCGCGAGGCTATGGCCCGGGACGCCGTTCGCATCGGCGGCGTCGGTGTCGTTCACCCACACGTTGGCACATTCGACGCCGGCAACGGCCTCGACGGCCTCGATGAGCGGGCGTAGCGAGATCGTCGACCGGCTCTCGTTGGTGATGCGGCGACGGTAGGTCGCATCATCCTCGCCGTCGGGACGGTCGACGCCGCGGATACGGCCGAGCATGTCGAGGCGGACGCCTTCGGCCTGGTCAGGATCCAAGGACTGGTAGACGTCCTCACCGACCTCCCACAGGGTTTCGGAGAGGTTCGCGAACAGCCCATTCAACTGCCCCTGCGGGCTCTCTGGGGACTGGATGATTTCCGGCCCGAAGGTGGCGATCATCGCATCCTCGAGCTCGGCGAGGATGGTCGCCAGCGGCTTGCGGGAGAAGCCTTCTGGGATCACGCCATAGGTCACAGGCCGACCTCCATGCTCGCGTCGTCGATGGTGGATCGGGCGATGGCGCGGAGCACGCGGAGCTCGCGGCCGGCGTAGTCGGTTTCGAGCGAGAACTCGGTCAGGGCGGAGACGCCCGGCGTCGCGAGGATCGACGCCTTGATGACGCTCTCGGCCACCACCTCATTGAACGGCCGGGTGAACACGTACTGCACCCACGGCACCCCGGCCTTCGTGTCGAGGAACCACTCGCCGCGGTAGAACATGAGCCGCTGCTTGACGTGCTCGGCGATGGCGCGGTTGTCGGTGACCGTGGCGAGGTTGCCGTCGGCGGCCAGATAGAGGTCGTGCCCCGCGTCCGACAGCGCGAGGCCGAAGAAATCCGCCATCGGAAACCTCAGAGCAGGGTGATCGAGGAGAGCTTGGCCTTGACGGCCTGGATTGCAGCCGTCGTCGGCGCATCGAAGACGCCACCGCCGCCGACGGCGATCGAGCCGATCAGGACTTCGACGAGCTCGACGAGGACCGAGAATGCGTCCTCGCTGTCCTCGCCGCCGGTCATTTGGAACAGGCCCTCGGCGTCCATCTTGAACAGGCCGAACTCGTTCTCGGCCTTGAACTCGCCGTCCTCGGCGAGGGTCATCGTCCCGTTCTGGTTTGCGACCTCGAAGTCGCCCGCCGGCGTCATCGTCATCGACCCGTTCGGGCCGGTGACGGTCATGTTCGTCGGATCGTAGTTCGGAAGGATGCGCGGCTTCGGTTCCATGCCGACCATCGCGACCGCGTCGGACAGGTCGTGCGCTCGCGCCTGGGGAGCTTCCGCAGCCTCCCCATCTTCGTACCAGGCCTCGGCCGACCGCGACTGAAACACGAGCTGCACGCCGTCCCCGGCGGCAACGGGGAAGGTGACCGCGAAGCCTCCGGCCCGCGGCATAACCACCGGCACCTCCAGGAGGTCAGGGAAGTCCCGCGCCTCGCCGTTGAGGCGCGGCTTGTACATCACCTTGACGGTCGCCCGCTGCGAGGCGGGATCGAACGAGACGATCTTGCCGGGCAGGGCGGTGAAGGTGTCCAGGCGCTCGGCCTCCGCCCCCCGCGCCGCGGCGACGCGGGGGAGGTCGCGCTGCGCCTTAGACGCGAGGTATTCGGCCATCGGAAATCCTCTCGCCGGTCACCTGCGCGACGAAGTCGCCATCCCGGTTGTCGCCGGCGAAGTCGACCGCGGAGACCCGGAAGCGACCGCCGGCGTCATTCTCGTCGAGGATGTCGGACCGGACCTCGATGACGCGGTTGACCCTGATTTGCGGATTGAGCAGCGCCGTCAGGCGGACGCCGTTGTCCGTGATCGTCGGGATGCCGACGAGGCCGGAGCCCTGCGACAGCACCACCACGTCGTCGATGTAACCGTCCGCCGGGATGACTTCGAGCGCCCCATCCTGGACGGACCAGAGCAGCCCGTGCGTGCGCGCGATCTGATCCATGCCGCGGGTCACTGGACCCACCATCGTGACGGGCCGGCGATAGGCCGGAGCATCGTCCAGGCCATCGATCACGCCGAGGTCGACCTCCGGCATCTCCGCATGCAGGTCGGTGACGATGGCCTTCGGCTTCGTCCCGGCCGGCCAGGTCTTCGCGATCACGCCCTGTCGGGATGCCTTGTCGCCATCCCCGCACTCGATACGCGAGATGATGTCCGGGCCGTCCCGGACGTGCTCGACGTCGCGAATGAAGCCGTCGAAGATGATGCCGACGTTGCCGCGGCTGCCGATCTGGCCTTGGTAGCCCGCCTCCAGGCTGATGCGATCGAACTCGCTCTTGAGCTTGCGCCGGTTTCCTCCGGCGAGGTTCCACACCTCGATCGCTCCCGTGTTCGGGCTCCCGGAGACGGTTTTCTTGATGTCGAACCCGATCTTGAGGTCGTGCATCGACGAGAGGTTCGCGTTGATGGTGAGGCCGCCCCCGCCGCCGGTGAGCGTCAGGATGACCTTGCGGAGATATAACTTCACGCCGGCACCTCACCGTCGTGCTGGTAGACCCGAACGCGTCTGGCAGGTAGGGACGCCCGGTCCGGCGCGTTGCCCTTCTCCTCGTAGTCGACGGCGAAAACTGCACCGATGCCGAAGTCGAAGGCGGCCATGAGATCGACGCCGAGCACGACGCGGCGACCGACGAGAATGGACACATCCTGGATCGACAGGTCGAACGTCCACCGATCCGAGATCGTGTTGTAGCGGAACCGGAACGCGCAGCGCTTTCCCGCGACGAGAACGGTGAACTCCTGGTCTGCCGCGTCCGTGATGATGAACTCGCGCATCAGCCGAGGATCTGCTTGAGGTAGGAGCCGTTCTTGGTCCCGTTCGGGCTGCCGTCGTTGACGGGCACGGTCGGGGTGGCGGTGTTGCCGCGATCGACGGTCGGGGACGCGCGATCCGTGGTCGCCCCGGATGCGAGGCGGTCATTGCCGACGCCGGACTGGCGCGAGCCGCGGGAAGCGTCGCCACCATCGGCACTCGCCGGCGTCGTCTCGGTATCGACGATGATCACCTCGGCGAGGTCGACGACGAACCAGAGCACGCGGGAGTTTTCCGGGACGCGGTCGACGATGATGCTCTCGATGAGCATGTTCGAGTAGAGCGTCAGCCCGGTCACCACGTCGAATGGCTCGCGGGTCGCCTGCAGGGCGAGGATCATCTCGAAGGCTGCGGCCGGCCGCGTAGAGCCGAACCCGTTCGTGACGCCATCGCCCCATCCGCCGATGACGGGCTCGAGGGTGAGGCGCTTCGGCTCCAGATAGGCGTGGTCGGTGATGTCGGCGCCGGCCTCGACGGGGTTCATCGTGATGGAAAGGCGACTCTCGTGGTACTCGCGCGCCACCACGTCGAGCGGGACGGGGCCGAGAGAGCGGGGGAGAGCGACGACCATCAGGCTGCACTCGGCTCGTTGGCGGCGACGGCGACGGCCCGTTGCGTGGCGGATGCGACCTGTCGGCTGGCCGCCTTGCCGATCGTCTCAGGCTGCGCGTTCGACCCGGCGACGTTGACGGTGACCGGAGCGGTCACCTGGACGTTGTTCGTCTGCGACCGGCTGCCGATGTCGAGACCGGCGAGTTGCCGCGCGGGAGAGATGAGCCCGGCCGCGCCGATGGCGCCGAGCTTGTCGGGGCCGTTGCGCTGGCGCGTCGCGGGGGGCGACTGCGGCGCAGCGGGCGTGGTG